GCAGGAGTAGCACTATCAAATGTTGCATACACTTATAATAATGCAGGTGTTCCTTACGCAATTGCTACACAACAGTCAACAATTTATTCTGCTAACGATAGCTTCAATAGAGTTTATTGTGGTCAAGGCAATGTAGTAGCATTTCTTACAACTGGCGGAGGCGCTGGTAGTGAATTCAGTATCACTGAACTTGGTATGCCACACGCTGTTACAGGCACTGAATAATATCCTTTTTTGATAAATATATTTACATAGCACAATACGGTGCTTCGTAATGATAACTCATTAACGGCGGGCCAACCGTATAACCTCATAAATTAACTATTACAGTATTAAAAAACACTGCGGTGTTGATATAAAATGTTAAATATCACATAACAAGGATTATACTATGCCGGGTGGAATTACATTAAACGGTGGGGTTTCTTTTTCAGGTGGATTTACTTTTACAGAGGCACCACCACCACCAGAAGACACTGCGGCTTGGTTTGGAGCCGGCGTAGAGGCTATACCTAATGATTACGGTCAATCAAGATCAACCGTACAACGAATCATATTTGCAACCGATACTGCAACCGCTGTAATACGTGGGCCACTTAGTTCGGCTAGATCATATTTGGCTGCAGCAGGTACTACAACTGATGGTTGGTTTGGCGGCGGTAGTGGCCTTTCAACTGTAGACCGAATAACATATGTAACCGATACTGCTACCGCGTCGGTACGCGGTCCACTTAGTTTGGCTAGATCATATTTGGCTGCAGCAGGTAATACAACTGATGGTTGGTTTGGCGGCGGCGCGCCGGGCCCTGTGTCAACAGTTGACCGAATAACATATGTAACCGATACTGCTACCGCTTCAGTACGCGGTCCACTTAGTGCGGTTAGATATCTGTTAGCCGCGGCAGGTAATACCACTGATGGCTGGCTTGGTGGTGGGTATTCGCCGGGCTCCGTTTCAACTGTACAACGAATCACATATGTAACCGATACTGCAACCGCTTCAGTACGCGGTCCACTTAGTTTGGGTAGATATGGTTTAGTCGCTGCAGGTAATACAACTGATGGTTGGTTTGCCGGTGGCACCACCGGTGGTTACCCGCTGACTACGGTAGACCGAATAACATATGCAACTGATACTGCTACTGCTGTAGTACGCGGTCCGTTTAATACTGGTTCCCAACGCCTAGGCGCTACAGGTAACTCCACTGATGGCTGGTTTGCCGGCGGCAGCAAAACGGCCGCCGAAATGCCATCCCCGTCAACAATACAACGAATAACATATGCAACCGATACTGCTACTGCGTCGGTACGCGGCCCACTTAGTGCAGGTAGATATGCTACGGGCGCAGCCAGCGGGGTACACTACTGAGCCAACCGTATAACCACATAAATTTTAGTAATTGATAAATAGTTAATACATTCTCATACTGAGAATTTATGCTGTAACCCACAGCGTAGGCCTAGAACGCCTTATAAACATAAAGGAAAAAAAATGGGACGCCCTCTAAAAATAGCAAAAGCACAAGCAGTATTAACATTAACTGACACCGTGGCGGCAACTGATGTAATAACAGTTTCTGGAAGTTTAACAACCGCCGGAGTAATTGCCGGTATGCCTTTTATACCAGCAACTACAGTAGGTGGTTTAACAGGCGGTACTACTTATTATGTACTAACTGTATTATCAGCAACCACATTTACCGCATCGGCTACTGAATTAAGTGCTAACACTTCACAAACAGTAGTACCATTATCTGATACCTCATCACAAACCGTTAAATTAACAGTTGGTTTAGTTGACTCAGGATTTAATAATCCATCCGGAGCTTCATATGGTGTTGTGGGCGGAAATACAAATCTATACGGAAAACAAATTTTATGTAATGTTGCAATAGGTCAATCTGGTACAGGCACTATCTATACTTCCAATGCAGATTCTAATATCTACGGTGTTGGAACAGATTTTGCAAACACCCTAGCTTCAGGGTCTGCTATTCAAGTATTGACTGCAAATGTCAATGGCTCAACTAATGCTACTACTATTGGATTTACTAATAGTACAGGTGGATATGTAACTGTAACAACTGCTAACGTAAAAGCAACTGGCGACTTTATTAGAACAAGTGCAGGAAACTGTTCTAATCTAGTATCTGGAGCACCAATTGTATTTTCTGCAAGTGTGGGTCCGTTAGTTGCCGGTACAGTATATTTTGCTAAAACATTAACTAATGCTACTGCGTTTACAGTATCTACTACATCAGGTGGTGCAAATATTGATATTTCAGCAGACGCAGCCTTTATTGGTAGTGGCACACAAGATATTGCTACCATGGTAAGTGTTACCGCTGATTATGCAAATGTGTCTTATGTATTTTCTACTGCTGAGCCAGGATATATCACTCGTCAAAAGGGTAAAACAAAATATCTTGTGACAGGAAATACCACATCAATAACAAATGCGTGTTATACTGCAAATGTGGCAAACGCTGCATTAACTGCTAATACATTTAATATATTGTCTACAAATGCGGCCAGTGGAACAGCTTATGTTCAGTCCGTAAATGATTATCAATCTATTGTATTTGGTGTTGATATGGCTGCTAATGGTCTTGCTACCGGAAATCCTGGCATTATTGGCACATTTAATACAGCATATGCGGCTAATACAGAAATAGGTGATAAGCCAGTTGTAGTAATCAGTAACACCTAATAGGTAAATTATGGCTGCTGCACAATTAAATACCACTGAAAAAGATATTGCTGTATTACAAACAGAAATTAAGTATATCAATGACAGCATTGATGAACTTAAAATCAGCGTAAAAGAAGTACATGATTGTATACATAAAAATTCAGTAGAAACTCATCTTATGCTTAAAGAACTGAGTGAGTCTGGAGATAGGGCTCATCTAGCCCTATCTTCTAAAATTTCTAGTTTAGAAAAATGGCGATGGACAATGATGGGAGCGGGTCTGGTAGTAGGGTCTTTAGGATTTGATGCGATAGCAAAACTACTAAAATAAAAAAAGAGAGACTTAGGTCTCTTTTTTTGTTAATGCCATTAATTTAGATTGTACTACATCAAAGTTTACTGTACTGAATAATCCCGGATGAAGTGGCTTTGGATATTGATTATCACCCACCCAAGCATATCCACAATGTTCATCATTTAATAACGGGACAAATTCTTCAACAACCTCGCAAAAAAATGTATGATAGATAAATGTTTTATTAACAAATTTTTGTATAGGGATTAATTTTGCAGCCTTAGGAAAAAATCCAATTTCTTCAAGACATTCTCTTTCAATGCCTTGCAGCAAAGTTTCATGTTTTTCTATTCTGCCTCCGGGTATTCCCCAATTACCCGGATTCCTAGAATCGGTTCGTAATAAATATAGATGACGAGTTGTTTTATTGCTATAAAAAAACACCCCGGCCGAAGTATTGCTCATACTATGATTTATCAATAGTATTCACTTACTAATTAAATAACTATAGAATAGTCACCTTGTTCGTACCAGCCTTCAAAACTTTTCATCCAAACAGTATCATCAACATTATAACGATATTGTACATTAGTTGTAAGATTGGTTACATATTGTACTGTGGTGGCAGCACTACTATCAAATGATACTGTCCATAAATTAGTTGAAGAGGAATATTGAATTATATCATTTGCACTGGCAATTAAATTACCCCATGCTACTGTCGTGTTATTTGCATGTCCAATATTTTCTACAATCAAATATCTTCTACCATTAATTGCACCCGGTAAACCTGAATTTGGTCCGGTTAACAACGGATTAATTACACTATCAACTGGGTTTAATGTATTTTGTGGCAAGGTATCAGTATCAATATTATAAATTAATAGTCTATCATCTACTGGATCAGGTACAATTGTCCCGATAATTTCAGTATCCATATATGGATTTTGTAACCAAATTTGACTTATACCTGGGCGTATAGTACCATATACATTTAATAAACTTGACCAATATAATGATGTATTGGGATTTGGCGGTAAGTCTAAATCAATATTACTAGGATAAAAATCTTGATTAGCCGGTAATAATTGTAAAGAATTTCCAATTAATAATAATTTATATCCATATGGTGTTATTTTTTGTCTAGTTCCTAATAATAAGTCATCATCTTGTATATCACTAAGAGCATTACCTTTAAAAATAGATGCAATTATTTTTTCAACCACTCCTAGTTTTTTCAATTTAGAAGCAGTGCTTATCCAAATTGGTATATAAAATTTCCAACTCAATACATCAATGGGATTTCCTGAACCTTGAGGAATACTGCGACTACTAAAAGTTAACCCATCTTGATATACTACACTTAAACTGGTCCAATCAATAAAATTATCAGTACTTTGAATTTCTAATGAGGGATTAAACAAAGTACCCAATTGCTCTATTAATTCTAATTTTTGATTATAATTTGTAGTCCACATATCTACTGTAATACGTAAAGTATACGGCACTGGCATTAATCTTTCAACAGTAAATGCTTGTCCTTGCGTTTGTTCATATGCCAATGTTTCACTATTGTATGTTCTTTGTCTAACATTAATTCTATCTACAAATGTAGGATCCTGTGTTCTTCGTTGATCATATTCTAATCCTGTAATATAATATGTAATTAACGGAGCACTTGGTAAATTACTAGCACTATTGTTAGCAATAATAGTAGCAGCTTGCCGACTACTATCACCATACATAACCGGTACTCGTACTAATATTGGATGTCCGGCAGGGTCTTTACCTTTAGTAACTTGCCAATTTGAAAATATTTTGGCAAATTGAATTAAAAATCTGCGTATCTGATTATCAGAAAAGTATTGTGCCATATGTTATTAGATAGGTAAAATAGGATCTGGCGAAAGTTGCAAAATAGATGACAAAGGTTGACTTTGAGAAACAAATGTACCGTCTGTTAATTGCGTCTGTGCTGTATTATTAATAAATTGTGATTGCAATGATTGGTCTTCGGCTGTATATCCAGTTTGTGTTCTAACATTTGCTGAGATTCGTATCCACAATGCGCCGTCCCATCTGTAAAGTAATTGCGGAAGATAGTCAATTCGCAAAAAGTAATCACCCACTTGCGGATTTGCAGGAAAACTTATACCAGCACCTGTTGGAAATCCATTTGGTGCCTCACCTGAGCCTGACATATATCCTGCACTATAACCAAATGACCTAGGACTTGCTCTAGATATATATTGATATGCTGGGTCACAGTCTGCTCTAAAATTCATTTGAGTAGATATTGTTCCTGTAAATCCCGTCAATGTTGGGTTTTGGTCTGCTGTTGCGTAAGTATTGTCAGCAGTGCCATATGGTCCGGTTATTACTCCCTGAGACCTAGCAACAAGAATTTTATCTCCGGAAATTGGACCGGATCCACTACCTATTACTTCGGCAGGTAATTCCATACTTTCTAAACTCATCGTAACAAAGGCATCAATCGCATCACAATTCATATCAGCCGTCATATCCCATATACTTTTTAATGATGTTTTTGATATTCTAATTACGGGACTAGCATTTTTATAGTTTGGATTTCTTCTCATTTGAATAGTTCCGGACACTACGATCGGTGCACCGGATGAAGTAGTATTAACATTAATAGGAGGAGCAGGTTGTCTAAGTTTGCGAGAAAATATACCATTTTCTGAAAATTCACCATACGTTGGCACAATATATAAATCACTTGTGTCATATCCTGTCTTGGGTAAAATCCTTGCTGCCTCATTTAATGCAGCGTTGTTGACATTAATATTTTTATTATATGTTGCAAGTATATCTTTTAAATTATCTGCGGTATCTAATTCCCAATATAATGCGTTTGGCGGAGTAATTCCGATAGGAACATCTATTTTTGAAAGATAATTTTTATCACCATATGAAATCACATAGCCAGCAGCATACACTTTTGTACTATCCCAAATTCCAAGATAATTATCCATATTAATTGGAGCATCAAGAATCTGACTAAATTCTTCACTATCAACCAATGGTTCACATTTAATACGCCATAAATGAGGGAACCAAGTTGGACTAAATCCTTCACTAGCATAATTACCATCAGTAACTTGCATAAATCGTTTTAACGCAACCGGGATAGTTTCTTCCAGAGGATTATAATCTAACATATGCGGCAATTCAATAACATCACCTACTATTAATTTCCTACCCAATAAATCAATCATATCATTATAATGTATTGTAATGAATACAATATCATTATTTAAAAATAATCCAAATTGACTTAAATCAAAATCTAAATTTTGTACATTATAATGTCCACGCAATCTATATATATCAGGGTCATATGAACGGTCTCTATTTTCTAAAAATAGTAAATCTTGAATATTATTGGGATTTAGTGAATTATATTCCGGTTGAGTATAATCAGTAGAGGCACCCTGATTAGTAGGACCCAAATATTTATGAACATATAAATCAGTTGATCCAACCGTAAACATTTCTGATATTGTTTTATCAAAAAATTTATAATCATTAGATTTGGTAGGACGATATAGACTTAAGCGAGGAATTTTAGTTCTCCCTGTACAAGTGTATTCTGAAGGAATTTAAATAAAGGTAGCATATTGTTATTTATCGTTTTATGAATAACCGTTGTTAGTTTATAAGGTTGACATTAAATAGATTATATGTTATAATTACATGTAAATTTAACAGTAGGATATAATATGGCCACTCGTAAAGTAAAGAAAATTGAAGTCCACTCTTTGGTAAAAGCACTGAATCCGCGTGATGCTGATACTAAATATCTGGGAGAAGAACCGTTATTTGCTGAACAACCAATTAACGAATATCGTAATTCGGCATTAGCCCGGGCATTGTCTTGGTATAATAGATTTTATAACCGAAAAGATGCCAGAGACATGATGGCAACATACTTAGATATGCATGAGCGAACTGCTGATGCCAAGATCCTGCGTAAAGTGGCTGACCAAGAATTTGTATTACCTACATTTGCATGGTTATCCCGAATGAAATTGCGTGGATTAGAATTGACCGAGCATGAGTCAATGACTATGGAAAACGAAATAACTAGGTTGATTACAACTGTCAATAAACCGGAAGTTAAAACACACAGTCAAATTGGTGGTCCTGCAAAACAGACCAAAGAAGAAGTTGAATCCACTAAGAAAAATGTTCAAGAAATAATGCGTGAAAAAGCCCGAGAGGCAGCGGGTGAATTAGAAGGAATGCTAGATGAATTTCATTTAGCAGGGTCGCCAACTAAACACCTCTATCGCCCAATAGATGAAGTTTCTAAAAAGAATGTACTACCCCAGCATATTAGTATGCTTACTGAAGTTTGGAATAAAAAACTAAACGAAATGGAAAACGTTCTATTGGGAAAAGATAGTCAATTGGTTGATGGATATTCGCATTACAGTAAACATCAACTTAAAAACACTGTAAAATTTATTGAATTAGTATTAAGTGACCTTAACAGTTATATTTCTATTAAGAAAAGTGCTAAGGCACCTAGGGCTCGTAAAGCAATTCCAGTAGAAAAGATTGTATCTAAACTTAAATATTTAAAAGTATTTAAAGATGCTGCAACCAAGCTTGATCTAATCAGTATTAGTCCTGTAAAATTACACGGGAGTTCAGAAGCTTGGGTATATGATACTGCAAAACGCAAACTACATCATTTTGTAGCAGATGAGTATTCTAAAACTTTTACTGTCAAAGGTAATACTTTGCTAGGGTTTGATACTGCACAAAGTGAAGTTAAGACATTACGCAAACCTGCTGAACAACTTAACGAAATTACCGGAAGTAAGCCAATTGCTCGTAAATTTTTCAAAGATATTAAAGCAGTTTCTACGGTGCCAAATGGCAGATTTAATTTAAGTATGATTATTTTGAAAGCATTTTAAATGAGTAACATAGATTTAAACAAATATAGCGACTTTGTAGAAGCCGTAACTAGTCAAGCCAGTAATGATTTTACTACATTTATTAGCCGTCTTGATTGGATAGACGGAGATTTAGATAACGAAAAGTTTGATCCAAAAATCAATGTTTCATTGTTACTAACAGCAGCACTAGGGATGGCCGCAGAAACCGGCGAGTTTTGTGAGATACCTAAAAAGGTTTTCTTTCAAGGTAAACCATTAAATGATGAAGCCATATTCCATATGAAGAGAGAACTCGGAGATGTAATATGGTATTGGATGAATGCATGTAGGGCACTTGGATTAAATCCCAATGATGTAATTGCTGAAAATGTAAATAAACTTAAATCTAGGTATCCGGGAGGCGTATTTGACGCACATTACTCAGAACATCGTAAGGATAGAGATATTTAAGTTTTTAGATAAACCTAAGTATCTAATACAGTGTAGTCTGATAAATACATTATATATCAGGAACACATATGAGCATAGGCACACTAGCAAACGTACTAAGCACCCCATCCGGTCTAACGCTAAATGAATTAAAAGAATCTCTTTTTGCAAATTTGCAGTATAGACTTGGTGCCGGAATAATTGATCTAGAATTAGATCCTGAGCATTTACAAGCGGCATATAAC